TGGTGGCGGTGTGAACTGAGAACAGGCTCATTCGGGCATCACCTTGCGAAGCCTATCTTGGCTCTTAGACCACGCCTGCGCCTGTCTGATGCCTTCCTTCAATGGGTCGTCGTGTAGGGCTAGAATTGCCCACAGAAGCCCTAGAACGCCCACTAGGGCGCCGAATATCAGATACTGCATAAATCCCCTTCCGTTGAACTTGTGGATAAGTATGAGGGGAAGGTCTGACAGACTACTCGCGACACGCCCGCAGGCTCAACTCCCTTGTGTATGGACAAGAGTAGGCACAAGGTCTATCTTTGGGGTGTGGGCGAAAGGTAGTAGCCCCGCGAAAGGTAAAAATGACAAAAGCAACCGATACATCAAGAATCATTCTTTCTCTACTTGCATCAATAGATGCGACAAATCCTGAAGAGCATTTGATAATCGCTGACCTATATCGTGCAATTGAGTTAATCGTAGAAAAGAATCATCAATGAAAAAAAATATAATCAAGACTGATTATGGTTACGACTATCGCGGTGTTGCAATAACGCGAACAAAAACAGGTGAATTTACCTATGGAAAAATCAGCGAGTTTAATTATCTTCCATTGCCGATGAAACTTGCAGAAGTCATGGCAGAGATAGATGCGCATTTAGATAATGGTGGAACAGTTGAGCGTTATCGCATCAAGGTAGGTGCATAATGACTTGTCCAATGTGCGGAAAGATAATGGTCACGAGTTATCAAACTTGGTGGCAATATGACAATGGCGAGAATGAAAAGTTGGCAGTCTGTCCTGACTGCAATTATCTGCATCAGAAGTTAGTGAGGAATCAATGAAGAAGATTCGATCCGTTCGTGTAAGCGAACAACTATGGCGCAAGGCGCAGGCGAAGGCGAAGGCAGAAGGCAAGACAGTTTCCGAAGTCATCGTTGACTTCCTAAAGGAGTTTGTGAAATGACATACGAAGAAGCAATGAATAGATTGGCTCTTTTACAGGTTGCCAAATGGCATCAAGAGCAGGCAGATGAACTAGTTGATGACGATATGCAACAAGAAATGCGTGACTTTCATCAAGGCGCTGCACTTGCGATTCAGGAGTTCGTCAAATGAAGACAATGGAGATGTCAACTGCCGATATTGCCACCGCCTTTGCAGAGCGCGGTTGGTATGTGATGCCTTGTTATCCGCAGCAAAAGACGCCGTTCTTTCCTATCGCAACACGCGGTTACAAGTCGGCATCCAATGACCCGAAGGTTGTCAATAAATGGTTTGCAAAGTCACCTTTGCTCAATATCGCAATCGCCTGTGCGCCGTCAGGTCTTGTTGTCTTGGATGTGGACTATCGCAACGGCGGAAGCACCGATGGTCTTGATACCAACACTTTCACAGTAGAAACCGGCGATGGTCTCCATCTTTATTATCAGGCAACTGCCGAGTCTTATCCTGGAAAGCTGCGCGATGGAGTGGACATTAAGTTCAACGGATATGTTGTCACCGCAGGTTCACAACACGAGAACGGCAAGTTCTATGAAGTTGTCAAGGATATTCAACCTGCACCTGTGATGGGTTGGTGCTAAATGAACGGACTCCAACTTCTTGCAGTCTTTGTCACTGCCTTCTACGCCTACTCTGTCGGCAGAAGCGTTATCTTTTGGACTTTGATGAGCGTGTGGTATTCGTGGTGGATTCTTCTGATCCTTCTGCTAATTCCTAAAAATGAGCCAAAGCCCTTCGCATTTCCCAAGTGGTTTCTCAACTTCTTCGGCCCACGCTACATCAAGCGCACCATCAACAAAATGGAAGAGCAGTTCTAGGCACCTGCAAAGGCGCGAGCAATTCCTTCTTCCAAAGAGATTCGTGGCTCATAGAAGCCAAGCATTTTGTTTGGATCACCGACCCGATAGGCAACTCCCACAGGAGCCTTCGGGTTGGTGCGTATCGGAGCTAAATATCCCGCCTGCATCATCACAAGTTCTGCCAACTCAATGAAGGAAGTCGGCCTTCCTGTGCAGAGATTTGCAACTGTGACATCGTTAGTGATGGCTTCAAAGGTTGCCCTAACAACATCTTCAATGTGAATGAAGTCGCGCACCTGCGTTCCCCTGCCCCATACATCAAAAGGATCAGACTTCTCTTTTCCGCGCTTGATAAATGACGGAAAGGGATAGTCAAGGCTTTGGTCGCTTCCGTATCCGCTAAAAGGTCTGAGAACGCTGACCTTCAAGCCTTCTGCTCTGGCATAAGAGGCGAGCATTTCACCGGATAACTTCGCCCAACCATAGGTGAAGTCGGGAGTGCGAATGTGGTCAAGGTTAATATCCCACTCTTTGAGTCGTTGCTTGTATTCAGCTCGTTGCAAGTAAATCGGATAGGCCGCAGATGACGAGAAATAAACAATGTGATTCGGGCGAGTGCGAAGCGCCCATTGGAAAAGGTCGGCGTCAATGGCAAGGTCGGCGGCAACTGCCAAAGGGTTTCCTTCAATGGTGGCTCTGCCACCGACGATTGCCGCTAGGTGAATGACGACATCGAACTTGGTGTCATCTTTGGCAAAGAAATCTCTGACATCAACGCCACTTTTGATGTCAATGCCGGTGATGGAGTTGCGCTTGGAATCTAAATGCTTCTTGAAATTAGTGCCGACAAAGCCTTCATCGCCTGTAATGAGTATCTTCATTTGCCCCACCTGTCGTGTTCGTAGATATATTTCGCAGAGCCACAATAAGCCATTTGCGCTTTGCGGTCTATGTCAAAGACAAAAGTATCGTTAGAAAATAGAGCTGCGCCGATGTGCGACAGGGGAGTTGGCGCATCAAAGGGGATTGTAGTTCTAATCGAATTGCCAATGATAGGTGTCTGATAGTAAGGATCGTGAATGAGTGCTTCACCTGCGACGATGGGATAGACCACTTCTGCCAAGAAATCTTGGTCAACTGTGTAGTAATCGCCGCGTTCACGATTGTTGATGGTGGATGCTAGGAAGCGCAAATCCTTTGTCTTGCCTGCAAACATACCGGCAGAAATCGGATAGTTGTGACCTGTTGGGTGGTCTTTGATGATGTGATAATCAAGGCAAGAATTCACCCAATCTTCGTGGGCAATGCGGTCACGATAGGAAAGACGAGCATCCACATCACGGCAGATGACGGCTTCAAACTGCTCGTCAGAGAAAGCAAGATAGCGCCACAACTTTGCGGTGTGATTTTCCACTTGATCCATTGTGACGATTTGAACGCCTTTGATTCGCTCAAGAGTTGTTGTAATAGATGAATCAACCGACTTGCCTACATAGAAGCGAGTGACAAAGCCATCATCAAAAGGAAAGTAGCGTGAAGCAAGAATGGCGTTCTTAATGGCTCCGATGGTGTAATTGGTTTCGTTTCCGTAGAGCGAAAATGAAATGCACTTCATTGACGCAAGGCTTTCAAGAGAACTTGGTAGTCTTCACTTTTCATATAGTTATCAAACATCAAGGCATCAAAAGAATAAACTTCGCGGGCATTGACGGCGCGATAGCCTTCATCCCATTCGGCTTTGCCTGCAACAGGGTGGAGATGTTCGATAATGACCTGCGGCAGATAGGTCAGATGCCCTAAGTCATTGCCCAAGGCTTTCCAAAAGTTGTCAAGGTAAAGGTGTTTGAGCTTCGGTGGCACCATGCCGCCAAGGGCGCGGACAATGGCCGCCGACATCATCACCGCCGTCGGCAAGTTTTCTGCCTGAAGCAAGTCATTGCCGTAGGAAAGCCCTGGTCGGTTGCCAATGGCACGCATCAAGGCAATATCCCAATCGGGTGTTCGTAGTCGGTGGTCATCGCCAATGAAGGTGAAATAGTCATATTCGTTCGCGTATTTCTTGGCAGCGACATTGACCGGATAGGCCATGCCACGAGTTTTATTTTCAATTTCAACAATGTTCTCAACACCAACGGCGCTTCGATAGTTGATGAGTTCTTCATCATCGGTGTCCACGATGAAGAGCAAGTCAGAGCGACAGGAGAACTCTTTGTGACACTTGAGAACTTCAATGGCGTTGTGCGGTCTGCCACGAGTAGGAACAAGAATGAGATTATTATTGAGATGCACTGATTTCGCCCCCAATGGCGCCATACGCTGCTAAATCTATGAATGAGTCTATGTGGTCAGGTGTCTGCATCAAGCGAGCAATTTTGACCAGACATAAACACAAAGCGACCTGTGAAGGTGTTATCTCAGTTTCAAGATAAACACTCCACAGGTCTGCGATGCGTTGATGATTTGTCAGCGGGTCGCCATAGGTGTCTTGACGATCCGAATGAGTGAGGCGTTTTGCCTCATCTAAGATTTTCCCCCGTTGCATAACTACTTACTTCCGCGACCAAACTCTGTCGCTTTAGGATCAATGGCCTTGAGTATCGGGCCAAGAACTGCCGCAGCGAAAGCCGCAACATAATCCTTCAATGGGCGAGATGGGTCGGCAAGATAGAGAGCGGCTACTGCGGCAGCTCCTGCCCTTGCGTATGTGCTACCGACTGCGATGAGTTTTGCTTTGTCGAGCATTTGCACTCCTTGAATTTAGGTCTGCCAAAGCCCACAATGAACACCGGCAGAGATGGCTTGAGTTTGCCACGATTCTTTTTCTTGTAGGCGCGAATCTTACGCGCTACCTGACCGCCATTGCGCTGATCGCCCTTCGTGTCGGGCGCAGTGTTGCCTTCGATGCTGGTGACGGTGCCGTTGGCGTGGACACTCTCCACAATCCCTATGTGAGAGATACGGTCAATGCCATCGGCGGGGAAGTCAAAGAACGCCAAATCTCCTGGTAATGGAGTTGCGCCTTCTGCATCCTGCCAAGTTCCTTCTTTGACAAATGCCTTGGCGCCATTAGGCGTGTAGGTGCAGTCAGGAATCTTCAAGGAGACTTGCTTGGCGCACCAATTGACAAAGGCGCCACACCAAGGTTGATTCGCCTTTTGATACTTGGTCTGATTATCGGCAGGACCTTCAATGTAGCCGACTTCGGCGCCTGCGATGTGGAGAAAATTATCTAACTGTTTTGAGCACATTATTTCTTCAAGGCTTCTTTGACAATATCGGTTAGGAAATCAACCTTGTCTTCCAAGACTGAAACTTTGTCCTTCAGCGATGATCCGCCATTGGGTTTGAGTTCGTTGAGATAATGCTTGACAAGCCATTTGACGCCAAGAGCTACAGAGCCAACGATGCTAAAGAGTGCGACGAAAAATGACGCCCAATCCATTGCGCTCATGTGCCGATCACCAAGACCTGAACGACAGTGGTGCCTGAGTTGGTGATGCCATAAATCGGGTTGTTCTTATTTTGCAAAGTTATTTTCTCACCACTGTCCAATTCAAAGCCTGAAGTGGTGTTGACATCGGAGTTGCCAAGAAAGACCGCTTGACCACCGGCGGCGTGCAGATGCACTTCTTCGGCTTCGGCGGTGTTATCAACCAAGATGGTTGGACTTGTTGTGACGGTGACTTGACGGGTGGAAATGCCCACTGTGATCTCCTTGTATGGCCCCGATGAATTTACTATGAAAGCAGGGTGGAAAGTTCTTCGGCGCTTAGACCAAGGCGAGCTGCGATTGCTTCTTTCTCAGCTTGCTTCGCGGCTGCGGCGGCTTCTTCGTCTGCCTTCGCTTGTGCTGCGGCTTCGGCATCTGCTTCGCGCTGCGCGATTTCTTCGGCAGTTAATTCAATTTCCTCAACTGCGCCTGTGCTGCAATCTACGACTAATTTAGTTGGCATTTCTTCTCCTTATGAGTTTTTGATTCCGTAAAGGGTAGCGGTTGAGTATTGGGCAAAAGTTCCAGAACCTGGTGTAATTTTTAGACTTGTAATTGCCGCAGAGTTAGACCATAGACCAGCAGTAAAAGCGGCTATTGCACCTGTTGCGT